AACTTCCTAGAATGGGCGGCATGCTGCTCAGGCTGCTGCCCCTTGTCGTGCTCGTCGCGTGCTCAGACGCCGGGCCGTCATTTCCGAAGGCAACGGCAGCCGAACGCGCAGACGCTGCGCAATCAGCGCTCGCGAAAACCCCGACCTTGCGCTCGTACCACTACGACCGCGGCGAGCTCCTGGTCTTCGATGTGCCCGTGCCAATCACGCGCACGATCACCGGCACTCAGACTTGCATCCTCTGGCGGGACGCTGAATTGAAGACTGCGACGATGCAGTGTCCGGTCGACACTCCCGATCCGCCGATGCGATCGGCACCGGACGGGTCGCGGTTTTAGCGGGCGCGCTGGCGATCCATCTCTTCGCGCTCCTCATCATTCGCGCGGCGCTCGAACTTCTGACGCGCTTGCTTGGACAGACCGCTTCTGGGTTCCAGCGCCTGCTGGATGGCGCGGTTGATTTCACGCGGCGTCATGCCGATTTCTTCCATGCGCTCGCGGGCCTTGTCCTCGTCACCTCGCTTGAGGTCGTCTTTGACCAGCTGCATGGTGTAGCGGCGCGACTGCTCAAACCGGTCGGACGCTTGCTGGTTCACCGCGGCTTCGGGGCCGCCTGGATGGCCTTGGGAGAAAGTGAAGCCGGTGACGGTGCCCATGACCTTCTTCTTGTCCAACTCGGTCGCGTGGCCCTGCATCCAGTCGTACACGCGGGTGATGTCGTCCCAAGGAAGCTGGGCCTTCATCACATGGGCGACACCCTCGCCGATACGCTTGAGAATCGAGCCGTTCGGGTCGGCCACCGGCATGCCGATGGTGGTGTGGCCGAGTGAGGCTTCCATCACCGCCTTCGGAATGGGCGCCATCTTGCGCTCAAACGTTTCCAGCGTTTCCGTCGTCCAGCCGATCAGGTCTTCAGCCACCTTGCCCGTGGGCATGCGCATGTACTCGTGGCGCTCGCCAACGGCTGCGCCCATGTCCACGCGATCCTTCTTGCCCGGCTCGTTGCGCCACGTCGACGACAGGCGATAGGGGTTGTACGAGTTCGGCGTGAGCGGGTGCGCCGCGATGTTGGACGCCATGTCCTTCGCGCGGTCGGCGTATCCCTTGAGGATGTCGTCGGCGCTCTTGTCCTTCTTGATCGAATCGACCAGATCCTGCATCAGTGACGTTGCCATCACGCCCAAGGCAATGTCCAGTGCGATCACGCCCCATGCCTTGCGGCGTTGCTGCCACTCGGCCCGGTTGGCTTCGCTGGGCGCCTTCTCTGACAGCAGGGCCTTCAGGCCCGTAGGCATCGCGCCCCAGCTGTCCTTGATCGTGCCCAGGTTGGTGAAGTTGAAGGAGCGCGAGAACAACAGCACGTTGGCGATCTTGCGCGCCCACTCGCTCTGGTTCTCCTTGGCAACGACACCGCCATATCGGTTGGCCAGGTGCGCGGCTTGGATGCCGGCGGCTTCCTCGCCGAATCCTTTGGCCATGTAGCGCGCCTTGGCGTCGGCGTAGATGCCCATCTGCAAGGCGCCGATCTGCTTCCACAGCAGCGTGTGGTGCAGGAACTCGCCTGCCGCATCCAGCTTGGCCTTGGTCGACGTTCCCGCGCCTTCGTGCAGGAGGTTGCCCAGCTTCTCCACGGACAGCGTGAACCAGCTTTCGTTCGGGTCGCCCCAGCGGTCGCCCAGCGGCTTGAAATTCTGCGCGATGTCCGTCACGTCGATGGACTGTGCGTGGTTCTCCCCGATGGGCACCATGCCGTTGTCGACGGCTTCCTTCATCAGCGCGTTGTCGCGGGCGAGCGCGTGGCCCTTCGCGTACAGCTGGAAGGTGAGCATCTTCACCGGGGAAGCGGGAATCGCCTTGCCCCAGATCACCATGTTGTGGATCAGCGGGGAAACCATGATGGCCGACATCGCCTTGCTCTTGAGGAGCATGTATCCGGTGTACCAGGACGAGTCCTTGGTCGACATCACGGCGCGCAGCGGCCCCTCGAAGTCCTTGCGGATGTACAGGGGCACGCGGTCCATGACCGGGTTTCCCTCGTCGTCCGTCACCGTCACGGTCTTGCCCTCTTCGTTCTTCGTGAAGCGCGGGCGGTAGGTGGTGAAGGCCGGGTGCGGAAGTGTGATGTAGCCCTCGGCGGCGCCATCCCTGACGAGATCCTCGCCCGAGGCTTGGCCGATGTCCTTGAGCTGGTTGATCAGCCTGCGGCCGGCGATGGCTCGCTCGAGGCGGTACATCGCCAGCGGCATGACCATGATGTCGCGCACGACCTTGGCCCCGTTAGCGCCCTGCTCCTGCGCCAGAGAGGATGCGGCAGCTTCCGTCTCTTCGGTGGTCAGGTGCTTGCGGTGCTTGAGGTTGGACGAATTGGTCGTGATGTTGCGGCCCCGTCCGTCGGTGGCCATCTTCGGTCCACCTCCAAGGGAGCGCAGCTTGCCGATGTCGCCGTCCTCGCCGATGGTCACGAGCATGCGCGGGGTCCAGAACGGCAGGCCATCGCCTTCGACCATCTCGGCGTCGCGGGCGGCGTTCCACAGACCCTGGCCGTACTCGTGCAGGGTGTCGATGCCTTCGCGCTCTTTGGGCGAGAGTCGAGCAAGACCCACGCCCTCAGGGCGCGTATAGCCCTCTTCGTCCCGCTCACGGATGCGCGCGACGTTTTCCTCGTCGGCGGCTTCCCACATGCGCTGGCGCTCTTCGGGAGTAAAGTTCTTTTCAATCAGGCGGGACAGTCGGCCCCACTGCACCTGCGCCCAGCGGGTCTGGTTGGCGTACTTCTGCGCCATCGCTTGGGCCTGCTTATTGTTCGTGGCGCTCATGGGAGCCACGCCCATCATCAGGTCGTTGCGAAGGGTCGAGTACAGCTCGCCCGCCGCTTGAAGCATGCGAGCGCCGGGGCCTGCGTACGGAGCGCGGACTTCTTCGGGGAGGTCGGCGTCGGAATCGGCAGCGCGGGAGAACGACGCGCGGTCCTTGGAAAAGGCCGGTGCCAGTTGGCCAGCATTGGCTGAGCCGGACGGCTCGCTTTCCATCACCGCTTCGCGGGCGTTCAGGATCATGCGCAGCGCCTGCGCGTTGGTCTTTCCTTCCAGCCAGTTCGCCAAGCGATGCAAGCCGATGACGCGAAGAAACTCCTGCACTCGGGCGATGAACCGCGGCAACCCGTTGATGCTCACGTTGCGCGAAGCCATCTCGGCCAGCGCCTCATCGACGGACTGCATCTTGGTTGTCAGCAGCGCTCGTTCGGGAGTCGAGCCAGCTTTCACGCGGGCGTCAAAGTCCGCCTTGCCGTACCTCTCCATCCACGACAGCGCCGCCTTGCGGATTTCGGGGTTGACAGCGACGAGCTCCCGCAGCGCGCTTTCGTAGGCGCGCGAGCTCTTGCCGTACATCGCGCTCAAGCCTGCATGGCTGACTTCGTGCCAGAACACGGCTTCTGCTTCCAGCGGAGATCGCAGGTTCTCCGCTATGAGGTGCAGCTTGCCGTTGAAGTGCATCCCCTTCACGCCCTCGGGGATGTCGGCATAACCGCTGCTCTCGCGTGCCGCGCCGATGGAGTCGTGGATGAAGTGCGGCACCTTCAGACGCTTCAGCGCGGGGCCGAGCGCGCTCTCCACCTCACTCACGCGCATGGAAGCGCGGGGGGAGTTGAAGAGCCGATCCCTGATGGAGGCGACTGACGCGCGCAGGTCAGGCTGGGACTCGCCGCTGCGCCGAAACGCGGGCTCGTCGGGGATGGCCGCGACTGCTCGTTCGGCTTCTCGGATGGGCTCGACTTTGGGGGCTTGCCGCACTTCCGGAGTGGTAACGGTTACCACTTTTCCCGGCTGCGCGGGTATGGGCGGCTCGATGCGAACGGCCGGCGTCGGCTGGTTCGAGGGGGTGTCGACGCTAGGCTCGACACCCCGCGCGGAAACCGGCGCGGCAGCGTCCTGAGTGGTAACCGTTTCCACTCGCGGCTGGAAATCCTGCACCACGCGCTCGGCATCGGCGGCGCGCGTGCGGCCCACTACGGCACCATCGGTACTGGGAACGAACGGGATTTCGTGGGCGCGCAGCAAGGCAGCTACCGCAGCAGGATCGCCCGTCACCGTGACGGTGCCCGACTCGTTGCGCCGTGCCTGGATGTTTGCGAGTTCGGCCTCGGCGTTCTTCGCTGGGGGAAGTGCCGATTCCGCCGCCTGCGGTGCGACTTTGGCTGCGGGTTCTACTGCATCGGCAGCTCGAGGTGGAACAGGCTCACCCTCTGCACCAATGGAAGCAGGTTCTGCGGCCAGTCGTCCTGCGGGTTCAACAGGCTGTCCAGCTCCAGGCTCCACGCTTCGCTCGGGGATAGCCAGCCCATCTCCAGCGGCTCCTGCAACAGCGGGCCGAAGACCATCTTCTCGGCTGACATTGGGGGCTTCCTCAAGCGGCCGGATGGCCAGCATCTGCGAACGGATTGAACCCTCGGGCGCGGGGTTCGCGGCTCGATTCGCAGCTTCGATCGCTTCGTCCACCGACTGCGCTTCCAGCACACGGCCCACATCGGCAACACGCGGCGTCTGCGCGGGAACGCCCTCGGCTTCTGCCGCGCGGGCGGATTCGGCCGCATGCAGATCGGCGGGCGCTTCGGCATGGCCCGGCATACCAGCCGCCAACAGGCTGCCTTGCACGCCAGAGATGACGGTGTTCGCAGGATCGAACGGCTGCTGGAGATTGTCTGGATCGGCGGCGTTCTGGATGACGCGCCCGGCTTCGCCAGTAGCTGCGCCCACCGGAAAGCCCGTAACGGCACGCACCGCACGCGAGCCCTGCATGGACATCGGCACGGCCCCGTTGATGCCCGCCCACATCCCGGCCGTGAGCGCAGACACGGCCGCCTCGCGCGGCGAGCCACCGGACTCCAGCACCTGATCGGCTTTCTCGCCTGCCGCCTTCAGGATGATCGGGCGCATGGCGTCAAAGCCCGTGGACAGCGCATTGCCCACGAACTCCATCATCCCCGGGTTCTTGGCGACAGCCGCGGGGGCCTCGGCCAATCCACCGGAGGCGATGATGGCCGGTAGGTCTTGCAGCAGCCCGCCCACGCCGTTCGCGATCTTGGACCTGAGGTCCATCTTCTCGTCGGGCTTGAGCGCGTAGTAGTCCACGGCGTTCTGGGCCGGGTCGACGAGCTGGCGGAATGCGGCGTCCTGCCACGAGTAATCGGCCTTCCCGCCGAACGGCTGCTTCACCGCGTTGATGACGGACTCAGCGAGCACGGGAACCGCACTGGCGGCGGCTGCGAGGTACTTGGCCGACTTCGCGCCGGACTCGCCGACCCCGCGCCCGAAGGCTTCGGCCGCGCTCACGTCACGCCTTCCGACATCGGCAGCCAGCGGCGGATTTACGACCCCGCGACCCGCGCCCGCTTCAACCGTGCTTGCGGGCTGAAGGATGGGAGCGCCGTCGATGTCCATCGGCGCGCTCTCAGGCTGTTGATCGGGAACCGTCGGCTGCTCCTTCGCCGCGCTTTGCTGGTTCAGCCGGTCGGACAGGAACGGAATGATCTCTGCAGGCTTGTAGCCCGACTTGATCGCTCCATCCGTGTCGAATCCCGCCTGCTGACCAAGGAACGACGCGATCTCCGCGTCGCTGTAACCGGCGGCGCGGGCACCCTGGTAGTCGAAGGGCATGGGCTTATTTCAGGAAGGAGTTCAGGGGAGGCTTCTTCGTACTGGCTGATGCCGCCGGCGCCGGCGGCTTGGCTGCGGGCGTGTCGTTGTTGATCACGCTCAGCGTCGCCTCGACGTTCTTGCGCAGCGCTTCCGGGTCTTTGAGCAGCTTCGGGTCGTTGTTGATCAGGGTCGTGGCCACGCGCGCACGAATGCCGCTTTCCTGATCGCTCTTGGGCGCGTAGTTCGCAATGGCGTACGCCTCCTCGAACGTCATGGGGTCTTGCCCGCTCGCCTTGCGCTCGGCGTTCACGGTTTCGAGGTAGGTCTGCGCCGTGCGGATCTTGGCGGTGTCGCCACCGTCCTTGCCCCCAGAGGCTGCGCGCATCGCCGCGATGAGCATGCGCGTGTTGTTGTCGTCCTTGGACTTCTGCGCCATGAACTCGATCTTTTCGCGCCACACGTCGTTCTTGGCGTCCTGCACCGCCTGCAAGGCTTGTGCACGAATGCCAGCGACTTCCTCTTTGTTGGAGGCGGCAAGAACGTCCTTGGGGGCGATATCACCCGTCTGGATGGCCGCATCCACGTACGTGCTCTTGTCGGCCATCAGCTTCTTGCGGTCGGCATCCTTGGCCTGGTTGATGATGCCGCGCTGCTCATCGGTCAGCGGCGCATCCGTCTGGCCCGCATCCGCCGCAGCGACGGCAGCATCCGAACTCGCGTACTTGTCGCCGATCTTGGAGTTCACGATGCCGGTCTGGGCATCTTGAATGCGCTGGGACTGCGCCTGCCGCTGCTGATTCGCTGCGGCCAGTTTGTAGTCCTCCAACGCCTTCGCGCGCTGCAAGGCAAGGTCGCTGTCCTGCTGGTTTACCTTCAGCCTGGATTCGGTGTCCAGCTCGTTCTTGAGCATGGTCGAGCCGATGTTCTGCGCGGCTTCACCCGCCCCACCGAGCGCCCCGAGAATGATCCCCATCACGCACCCCCTTGCGCTGCGCTGGCCACGATGCCCGCCGGTTGCGGCGCTTGTGCAGGCAGTTGCCCCGGTTGGGCACCTTGCCCGGCCTGCGCCTGCGAGAACATGGCTTGCAGCTTGTCGGGCGTGATGCCGAACATCTGAAGCACCGCCGAGCCCATCGCTTTCGTGCACGCTGCCAGCATGTCGGGCGTGACCTTGGCCTTGCCTGCGTCCTCGATGAACTGCAAGGCTTCGATCAGCAGGATCGTGGCGGCGGGAACCCCTACTTGCATCGGCAGGGTGTTGCCGCTTTTGTGGAAGAGAACTGCCAGCACCTTGGCGATGCCCGAGCCGATGGCTTCAGGATCGGAGCCATCGCCCAGCGTCTTGATCAACTCCTGCCGCGTCTGCGGTGCGTACATCACCTGCTCGCCCGCCTGCACGGATTTCTGGATCGCGGGCTGAAGGCGCTGGTCTACCTTTTGGAGGACGGCGGCCTTCGCCTTTTCAAGGATCGGGTTCATGTCAGCGTGCTCCGTTGATGATGCCGGGCGTGGGGTTCGGCGGCGCCCAGATGCCTACCTGCGAGCCGTACCCTGTCTGGTTCAGACGCTGCTGCTCCAGCGCCATCTTCTGGTCCCACATGCTGCGCTGGTTCATGCCGTTGAAAGCGCCGCCGGCAAGTTGCAGACCGGAGGAAAACAGCGTCTTGTTGTTGTTCGCCCAAGTGGAGAACTTGTTGAAGAACGAGCCCGAGTCCTGTGGCGCCGTCATCGAGGACGGATTGAAGCCGCCCCCTACGTCTATGTTGTCGTACGGCGTGGCCGGTCCTGTCGGCGCTACGGCACCCGTGGGGCCGTTCACTGTTGGCGCCTGCAGCGTCGAACTCGTGTTCACAGGCGTCGATTCAACGGCCGGGGTGGTAACGTTTCCACTCGCGCCCATCGTCTGGGTCGCTTGCGGCACTTCCTGCGCGGGTGCTTGCACGGCAGCGTTCGTCGCATTCGTTGCCAAGTCCGTCCCAACGCTTTGGGTGGCCGCGCCTTCCATCTGCGTGATGCCCGCTTGTTGCGCGGCTTCGGTCGCCGCTTCGCCGCCGAACGCATCGCTGGCGGTTTGCGCCATTGAGTCAAGCGTTTCCGCGCCAGCGGCACCTTCCGCCGCGCCGGCCGCGCCCGCAGCGCCGCTAATCGCGCCATTGATCAACCCGCCGACACCGCCGACCAAGGCCACGGCGCCGCCGATCTTCATGAGCTCCTTGTTTCCCGTGACCGCACCGACGACGGTCATTGCCGTGCCGATTTCGGCGGCGGCAGACAAGACGAGTGCAGTGGTGACTTCGGCACCACTGATGATCGCCGCAACAGCTGTGAACGCCATGTCAGGCTCCTTTCCCAATGAACTTGCCCACCATGACCTCCTCGTCGGCATAGCCGAGTCGGCGCAGGATGGGAGCAAGCTGGTTGGACAGCTTGCAGTGATAGATGGCCTTGTCGACGCCCTCGGACGCCAGTCGCTTGTCGCACCAGCGCAGGAAGCGCACAGGTGACATGCCGCGGCGGCACTGTGGGTCCAGCCAGAAAACGTCGTTCTGCGCAACGGTCAGCGCGGCATAGTGCATGTGGCGAAGGAGGAAGTAGGCCGAGTAGCCCACCAGCCTGCCTTCGTCCCTCGCGGTGAACACCACGAAGCGGCCCAGCTGCTCGAGCAGCGCGTACTCTTTCCACTGTGGATCGAGCTTCACAATGTCCTTGCGAAGCGTGAGCTCGTCGTAGTGCTTTTCCAAAAGCGGCTGCACCTCCTGCACGCACTCGCACAGGAGTTCGCGGGCGAAGGTGATCATCAGTTGGAAGGCTGGAAGACCGGACCTTGGTAGCCGCTGTCGCTGGTACTTCCCGCGCCGCTGCCCGCAGACGAACCGCCGAAGCCTACCCAATGCCCTTGTGCATCGAAGCCCGGCATGCTCGCGAAGTTCAGAGTGCCCGACAGGTCGATGCTGGAAACCTTGCCCAGCGTCGTGAGCTGCTGCTGCAGGTTTTGCATGATCTGCGCGATGGCCTGCGTCTTGGCGTTTGCGTCCATTGTCGTGTTCTGTTCGATGTTGGCGACTGCCACCATGGACTGGTTGAACGCACTGGCCGCGTTGCTGTTGGTCTGAAGCAGCCGCTGATTGTCGTTTTGCAGCTGCTGGATCTGCACGCGATTGTCGTTGTCCATTCCGGCGATAAGCTGCTGAGACCGGGCGTTGAGGTCCGCCGTGTACTTCTGCGTCGCTGCGTTCGTGTCGTAGCCGTAGCGCTGCGTGTCGGACTGAAGTTGGGCGATTTTCTCCTGGCTGCCCAGCTGGTTGCCCTGCATCGTCATCTGGTTCTGGATGTCCGCGTCGTAGCCGGCGGCTTTGGCTGCCGTCGCGGCGTCCGCCTGCGCAATCGGCACGGCAGCCGCATACGCCGCCTGCTCACCCGCGCTGATGGCAAGGTCCGAGTTCTGCAAGCCGCGGGCCGCCATCTGCTCGGTCGCGTCCGTGCGGGCCTGCGTGCCGATGGCGCCGTTCACGATGCTCTGGATGCGGCCTTCCACGGTCTGGTCCGGCGTGACCGTCCACGGCGTGTAGCCAGCTGCACCGCCGACGATGCCGCGACCACGACGCTCCGCACCGCCTGCCGACAGCGAACCACCGCCAGCGCCGCCAGCCGCATTGGGCGTGGCTGCCGATCCAGGCGCTGCCACTTCCGTCACGCTGGGCGTGATGTAGTCGCCCGCCCCGTAGGTCTTGCGCGTGCCGTCGGCATTGAACATCGTGCCCGAGTCCTTCGGGTTGATCATCGCGTCGTACTGCTGATCGGTTAGGTTCTGGCCGGTGGCCGCGTTGTAGCTCGCCGCGCCACTGTGCAGATTGGCCGCGTACTTGTCGCCTACGAGCGTGTCGGTGCCGCCGTTGTTCACGAACTTGAATCCGCTATTGAGCGCGGTATTGATGATGCCGGTCGGGCTCGTAGTGGAGCCTGCGGGCTGGTTGGCCACAGTGCTACCTTGCATCGGCACCCAGCCCTTTTGCGGGTCAAGCGAGTACGAGCCGCCCGCTGGCGCAGTGCCCCATTTGGGGTCAACATATCCGGTGGTCGCCATTCGTTCAGGCTCCTTGATCGGGTTTGAATTCGGAAACGGGGATCAGCGATTGGTCGCCGTCTTCGTACATCAGGAACACGGCATCGCCGTCGACGACCCAGCACGCAAGGAATTCCTGCTTGGAGATCGTTGCTTGCGCGCGGCGGAACTTGTCGCGGTGTTCCGGCTTGATTCGCTTGGTCACGTCCTCATACGTGCACGGCGCATCCCACAGGCGCACGGCGTCGCCGCCCCTTCGGGCAACCATCGTGTCGTTGCTATAGGCGGCAACAGCCGACCCTGCCGCGAGAGCCGCAGCGATGAGAAGCAGACGCATGGAAGTGACTCCGGTTACTTAGGCCACGCTTGCCTCAGCTCGCGAGCTTCGAGATCAGCTCGGTCAGCTTCTGCCGCCAGCTCTGTGTATCGCTGGCTGCACGTTGCGAGTAGTTCGGAGGTTGCGGCGAGAGCCTGCTGGGCGGCGCTGAGGGATTGCGCGCTGTCTCGCCGGAGGGAATCGAGGTCGTCGCGCAGCCCGAGAGACAAGCTGCGAGCACGAGCAGCGTCAGCCACAAGGCCCCTTTCGCGGGCGGCGGCAGCCCTTGCAGCTTTGTCCACGCGATCCTGGCGCAATTGCTCATTCTTTCGAGCTTCCCGGTTCGCTTGCGCGACAGCTGCGGCGGTGTCGGCTCGTTCCAGTAGTCGTCCATCGTGGCGCCCCTTGAAGTAACCCCCGCCTGCAGACACGGCGACAACGACGGCCACCGCCAGCCAAAGTCGGGGATCGAGTAGTGAGAAGAGCATTCAGTCCTCCACGGACAGTGCGGCGCGGTGTGACCTACTGCGCCGCAGAGGGCGCATTGCCGATCAGGCATAACTCGTCATCCTGCATGCGGCGAATAGGCTGGCCCTGACAGTTGCTGCCTGCCTTGCGGCAATCGCGGCCTGCGTCGCGAATCCATAGCGTGATCGCCGCGCACCCATCGTTCACGTTGCCAGCGTTGAGCAGGCGCACGGCTCTGGAGTCGCGGGCCTTGGCCTTGCCCAGGTTGTGCACCATGTCACCGAGCGCGGTCTTGGCTGGCTCGGACATGCGCGCCCACACATCGGGACGGATGATCGACTGCGCCTCGGCGAGGTCGCGAGCGATGAACGCAGCATCCGCGGCGTTGCACTCGGCCTGCGACAGATGCATCCCCCGATACACCGGCTTGCCTTGGTAGACCGTCAGGCCGCGGCAGATGGTCCAGATGTGCGCGCCGTCCTGGTAGGCCACAAGGCGCGAACCTTCCTTTTCAGTGAGGAACTGTCCAAGCAGCGTCGGTGCACTCGCGCCGGCCGCGATCAGCGCCAGCATGGCGATGCTCAGAACGGAGTTGCGGTAGCGGCCCGGGTCGGTGTTGCCCGGGATCATCTGAATGTCACGCGCCACGGGCTTCAGTCGCCGTCAGGGAGTGCTTGGTTGATGTGCAGCATCTGCAGCTTCAGGCGCTGGCGCTGGAAGTACAGGTTGACCAGAAGGCCCGCGAGCGCTGTCAACATACCGAAGACGATGCCCGCCACCGTCCACTGATTCAGCGTCAGGCCCAGCACTGTTTCCTGTACGCCGGGAGGAATAACAGTGCCCGCGGCGGCGGAACTCACCGAGAGCGACGCTCCCGTGTACGTGACCGTCGATGCGGTCCGGGATGCGGTTTCGTGGCTCACGGCTGTCCTTTCGTGTCGCGGTATTCAACCGGCAAATAATCGCGCGCGCGCTCCTTCATGTACGCGCGGCGGCAATGGCCGGTAATCGGCTGGCCGTTCTCGTCGAGGAACACCTCCTCTTGGCTTTGCCACGAGAACATCCAGTCAATCGGCGGCATGAGGATGCGACCCCATGGCTTGCCATCGCGATACATCCGCCATGTATGGGCGCTGAGGGTCTCGTCGCTCCACGACTGCTCCATGGTGAGCGTGCACAGAAGCACGTTGCCCAGTTGGTCGATGGCGATGAGGATTTCCCGCAGGTTGGCGAGCGTGAGCAGGAACTTGGCGCGAAGAAAGTTCATAGCGTCTTGGCCTCGATGAACAGGTTGTCGACGTAGTCCTGCGTCCAGCCTTTGAGCTGGCGCATCTTCTCGATCAGAGGCCAGTCGCGCTCGAAGGCGGTGGAGCGTTTCCAGTCGTTGATGGCCAGCTTCGCGTCGAGGATGGCCTGCTCATCGTCCGAGGCTTGAGCCTGCGCCAACTGGGCGTTCAGCAGGTCATCGATCTGCGTGTCCAGTCCGTACTTGATCAGGACGGCCATGCCTTGACGGAAGGTGACTTCGGCAGGGACTTCAACGCTCTGCGACAAGGTGAAGATCGAGCCGTCGTAGGCATCGCCCGCACTCACCCAGTCCGGACATGGAATAGCGCCCAGTGCTGCTGCGGTTTCCGTGTCGCCGTCGCGGATCATGGTGGCTTGCACCACGACGCCATCCTTCACGATCGCGTGTCGCTGCATAGGTCACTCCGCCCAGATTTCGATTTCGCCGGGGCCGCCGTTGGCACCGTCGCCACCGTCGCCGCCATTCCCGGTAGCGTTGCTGGTATGGCCCGGAGAGCCACCGCCGCCGCCGCCGCCCAAGCCGCCTACACCCGGCGATGTCTCTGCCGAGGGTGTGGTGCCGTTGTTGCCGACGGAGGGCACGGGGTTCGAGTTGGCGGCACCTCCAGGTGCGAGCGACGCGCCCGAACGCACGACCTGCAGCGCAATGCCTTGTGAAGAATCTCCTGACGCACCGCCGGCCGCGCCCGCGGTCGTGCTCGTAGAACCACCGACGACCGACGCCGATCCGTTGGCAGTGGCCGTTTGAATCGCTCCGCCAACGGTCTGAATCGCCGCCGCCGTCGTTCCGACCGAATTCGTGATTGCAGCGCCACCGCTGGCGGTCCCAGAAGTGCCGGCCGCACCGGGGTTGCCGCGGTTCACCCCAGCTGCACCTCCCGGCGCGCTGACGTACCAGTTATCGGTAGAGGCGCCGAACGTGGTCTGGTTGCCTGCGCTTCCGCTCGTTCCTATACTGCCGATGTTGCCATTGCCAGAGCCAGCGGTGACACCCGCGCCGCCCGTGCCCTTCGCTCCTTTCGCGCCTGCCGCACCAGGAGAGTAGGAGATTGACGTTCCAGCTGTCGGCAGGAGGTCCAGCGGAATACGCCGGACCACCGTCGCGCCGCTTTGTCCGGCTGCACCCCCGGAACCGCCTGCGCCGCCGGTAGGCGATGCGCCCGAACGGCCTGAACCGCCGCCGCCGCCGCCACCGCCGCCCGCCCCAGAGCCGGTGGCGCGCACCATCAGGAACTTGTAACCGCAGCCCGAAGGAGGAACAAGGATGGAGCCCGCGCTTTGGTCCTTGAGCCGAAACCCTCGGAGCACCGCCGAGCGGATGATGTTGTTCACCTTGTCGACGTAGAACTCGCGCTCTTCGCCCGGGTACATCCGGTACGTCGCGCCGTCGGATGTGACTTGCAGATAGCCCGTCGTGGCGTTCCACAGGCGCGTGCGCCAGCCTGCCGTGAGCGTCGCGACTGCATCGAACGCCTGCGTGCTGTTGCCGGTCCCGGTGACCTTGATCTTCTTGGACGCATCACCGTTGCCGATGGACACCGCCGTATTGGCGCGCTCTTCGTACGGCTCCAGCCCCGAGGTACCGTTCGTACCTGCTGTTCCCTGCACTCCCATGAGCAGATAAAACGCGCCCGCTGCGCTGTTGTAGGTGACCGTGTTCCACGAGCTTGCGAGGATGTCGCCGGATTGAAGGGCGCTTCCGTCGCGACGCAGGATGCTTTTGTTGCCCAGCGTGTTGACGTTGATGACCGACGCCCCGGTGTTCGGGTTGCTTGTGCGGAAGCGGATCGTCACGCCATCGGTGTACGCGGCGATGTAGCTCGCCGCATCAACCGTACCGACGGTGACGGCGTACTGGTTGGCCGTGCCCGTATCGACGCCGGACATAGCCGTTCCGGTAATCGCCGCAGAGGTGACATCCTGTACCTCCTGAAACCCGGCCTCAATGGACACGAACTCAGCGCGTATCGACGCAGACAGCCCGCGCGAAGCGTATGCAGGGGCACCAGTCGGTGTATAGAAGTTGTTGCTCATCCAGTTACCTCGTCAAGCGGCGGGGTGTGTACAAGAGGTTCGCTCCCTCAATGACGTGGGAGTCGTCCTGCGCGCGGTTGCTGTACACGAGCAGGCTGATGTTGTTTTCTGTGCCGTCGATGGAAATTCGCGGCTCGGCGACGACGGGAGCGTCCCAGGTGAACGCCTCCCAGGTGAACTGCTCCCAGTACCCGCCGCCACCTCCGATGGCCTGGTCCTGCTGGATGGCCACGGGCGCGAGATCGGAGCTCGCGTAGCCAAGGTCGTACGACAGGTTGATTTCGGCGTAGCCGTCGCAGGACGCTTCGAGCACGGCGCTGCGGTACTGCTTGCGCACGCGAGGGGACTTCAGGTTGTTGAAGACCGGGCGAATCCATGCCTCGATCGGCTCGCCATCGAAGCTCGTCCCCACGTTGTCCTTGTAGACGTAGCCATCGTCCGAGCCGAAGAAGCACACTTCCTCGCCCGTCGACAGCGTGGCCGTCCATGCGCAGCGCACTGGCATGCCGTAGTTCAGGGGCAAGATCCCCGAGAGCTGCTCGCCGGTCAGGCCGAACACCAGCCCCGTGCCGTCCGTGAAGAACAGGCGGTACTGGTTCTTGGCCTTGAGCGTGACGGAAGCACATTGCAGGCCCTGCTTTTGCTCGAGCAGCGGCTGCACCAGAAAGCTCAGCGCGGAGAACTGGAAGTCCCCGTAGTTCAGGGTCGTGATGAGCGACTGCACCCCGCGCGCGGTCAGACCGTAGGTGTTGTTCGACACCGGCTGCACGGTGTTGGCGTGGTAGCCCATGTCATAGACCGACGGCACGAGGTTGAAGTCGGTGTTCGTCGAGCCGTACAGGATGCTGGTCTTGCCCGAGGTGAACACACCGAGCGATGCACCCGAAGCGTTACCGGCCTGCGGAACGATCGCGGTGATCGCATCGCCCACGCCGATTTCGTTGGCGCCCGTGAGCAGCGTGTAGCTGTAGGGCTGGTTGATGCCGCTGTACTGCAGGCTGCTGGCGAAGGCCCAGAAAAGCCGCGCCTTGTGCACGGCAACGTGCGTGGGCGTGTCGCTCGTCATCCCGGTTCTGATCGGGACGTACGTGGTGCCGTCGAACTCGAAGCCCACGTTCACGCCATCGGCGCCGTAGGCGTACTTCGTGGTCGACGACCCGGTGAAGTTCCCGACGACGACTTCCACGCGCCCGCCCGGCTGGCGGGTGATGGCCGTGTCGACGCCGTTGGCGACCGCCTTGGTCACACCGCCGACTTGAAGGTTCTCGTTGTCCTGGAATGCCCCGGTGATGGAGGCGAACACCAGCGAACCGACACCCGAAGCCGTCCACGTTCCCGTGCGCAGCAAGGCGCGCTTGACGACGCCCGTGGCTCCGGACAGCGCGCCCGTCACCGTATCGCCGTCGCTGATCTGGCCCGTGGCGCCGTCGAACTGCAGCTCGCGCCCAAAGGTCACTTGCGACCAGCCCGAGGCGGTCTGCTTGTACAGGGCGCCCGCCGTGCCGCCCGCGTTGTCGCGGAAGACGTAGCACACGTCATTGAGGACGAAGCCGCCGCGGATCGCACCGCTGCCGGGCACCGCGAGAATGTCGGCGCGTCGGTCGTTCGCGGCCAGCAGGCGGTCGTTCGCGTCATCCGACGGACTGGGCGCGCCGCTTTCGACTGCCGAGCTCGTCGCCGTGGCCACGGTCACGCCCGAGATTTGAAGGGCCTCTCCGGACTGGAACGTCCCCGACACGCGACCAAGGACGATCACGCCCGTGTCGCTGGCCAACACGCGGCCAGTCGCTCCGCTGGTCGCGCCCGTCAGGGTCGCTGCGGTGGTAACGTTTCCAGTGATGCTGGCCGTCATGTACCAGTACGTCGCACTGGTGGGCGACGTCTGGCCGTCGAAGCGCTCAAAGCCATTGATGCGGCGGTAGCCTCCAGCCACCCATGGCTCGTAGTTCTGCGCATCGAAGACACGGCCCGGGTCGATGGAGATGCGCGGGGACACCAGGTCCAGCCCGCCGCGCATGGGGTAATACGCCGCCTGCGTGGGCGGGAAACGCGGGCGCATCGCCATTTACGCCAACGCTCCCGGAAGGCGCGGCCGACGCAGCTGCGTGGCCATGATCTGGCGGATGATGACCTCGAACTGCCCGCGCCCTTCGTCGTACACCTCGGGCGCCGCCTCGCTCGCGCCGTAGTACATCATCGCCTTGTAGACGATGGCCATGTGGTACTGCACGGGCAGCGTGGGCGTGTCGGTCGCGGCGACGAGCTCCGTGGGCACCTTGTAGTAGTCGCCCACCAGCGTGTAGCCGGCATCGGCAATCGGGCCGCAGGCAATCGCGTTGTCAGGTGTCACGGCCACCACGTACGGGCGGGTGTATGAGGTGCGAAGCGCGCCGAACAGGTAGGTGTCACGCCAGCGGTCGTAGTCCCACACGTCCATGAAGGTTTCGGAGCTCGTGCCCGTGGCCGTCACGTAGTTGCGGAAGGTGTCGCCGTTCTCGTAGTCCACCGCCCAGAATCCGAGCGTGTCGCTGATGCCGAAGTCGCTGGCCGAATAGCTCGTCTGGCCCAGCACGGTGGCACAGGTGGCGGTCGCGCGCTGGAACGCCCAGTCGTTGCGCATCCGCTGGATTTCCATCCACGCCTCGGAAATCCAGTCAAGCAGGCGGCTGTATTCCTCCGACTGACCGGTGACAGCCGTCGGCCCCGACCCCATCACGCGGCATTTACGACGCAGCTTCTGCGCAAGGGTCAGGTAGTTCACGGATCAGCGCTCCGCGTACAGGCGCGTCAGCCACTCGTGACCCTTGGGGTTCGGGTCGTGGATGACGGAAAACAGGGTCTTGCGCAGGCTGCGGCGTTCGACCTTCCAGCCGTCCTTGTTCGCTGCGGGCCGGTTGTCGACTTCGGTTGCCACCACGCGATCACTGCGCGAGCGGGCCAGCACTTCGACGTACTTGCGCTTCGTGATGATCGGGCCGCCGATGGGCAGGCAGTTGATTTCATCGAACTTGCCGGTGATCGGGTTGAGAACTTCGGCACCTTTGCCGTTCACCCAGCACTCGACAGCGACAGGCGCGTTCTCTTCGTCGGACTGCTCGATGCGAATCGTGAGCGGCTCTTCCATGAAGGCGAGCGCGGCGGCGTAGTCGTCCTCCAGCGGCTTGTCCACGGGGATGATGGTTTCGCTGCGGTTGTCGAAGTCCGCGGCAGGCGCTTGCGCCATGCGCAGGTCGTCGGCGTGGATCTCGTTCGTCGTGGTCGGCGCGACCACTCGGGTACTGGCTCGGGGCATTCAGCTCTCCGGTTGGTGAAAGAAAAAGAGCCACCCGAAGGTGGCCCTTGCTCGATGCCCGTGAGGGCTTACGACACTTGGGGTCGGCCGGTCAGCGTCATCACGTCCTGGATGCCCAGGGTGATGCCGGTGGCGTTCCAGTTGGACGTGCCGAACGTCCAGTTCGATCCGGTCGAACCGTTCTTGACCACGATGTAGGACACCGGGCAGAGCGTGTCGGGGATCGTGCCGAACTGCGGTGCGACGACGAAGTTGCCGGCCGAGTCGAGCGCCACGACCGAGCCTTGCACGACCTTGAGGGCCGTGGCGAAGGTGGACGAAGAGCCGTCAAGACACAGCACGAACACGCTGCCGTAGTTGGCCGGGACGGCGACGAACGCCGCGCCCGTGACCGCATCGGTCGTCGGCGTGGCCGAAGACGAAGCGGCGGACGTGGTGTACGCCTTGCCCTTGATGCAGTAGTGCACGGTGCCGGTGGAACCGACAGTCGTGGCCGCACCGGAGGCGGTCAGCGCAACCTTGATCGCGCAAAGGGTGAACGGGGGAAACGAGAGGTTGTCCATGTTTTCTCCTTATGGACGTTGAATCAGGAACCGAGGACCATCGTCGGGTCGAAAGGCCCGTCGACGTTGACGTACACGGCGTTGGGAACGACGGTGGCGTCGTCCAGAGCCGTGGTGCCGCCCACGAAGTTGCCAGTGCCGGTCGGGTTGATCACCACGAAACCGATCACCGCCGTCTTCTGCGGCAAAGCGGGGAACACAACCGCGCCGAGCGTGGCGCCTTCGGTGCCCATCGCGCTCGACAGAGTGCCCGCCGAGTCGATGTAGAACACGAAGACGTTGAACTTGGCGGCGGTGACGGTGCCCGAAAGCGCCGCCATGTCGGTGCTGGACGCCTTGTTCACCAGCACGCCGTTGGCGATGCCGTAGAACGCCGAGCCCGCCTTCACGATGGCCGAGCCTGCCGTCTTGATGGCAAGGCCCGCCGAAGAGAAGCACTGGCTGGAGAAGCGGTCGTACACCGGTTGCAGGATCGTCCGGAGAGTCACCTGGTCGCGCGGGTTGGTCAGCGAGTTGAGGTATCGCTGGAGGTTGTCTTGCATGCTGAAGTCCTTTCAGTGAAGAAAGGGCCGGGTTTCCCCAGCCCCTCAAGATCAGCTCAGCGTGCGGATGCCGACGTTGCCAACGGCCATCCATCCGTTGTTCTCGATCATCACGGCCTTCCACCAGATCGTTCCCGCGTAGCCGCGCTGGCCATGCGGATCCGACTTGGACTTCTGGCTCGGCGGCAGGTACGTCGGGTCCAGCGACTCCTTACCGCGCACGGCGATCTGGCTCCAAGCGTCCTTGGCCGTCACGATGAACTGGTACACGTCCACGTTCGAGGCCGACTGCGACTGCAGGCCCGTCGAGCCCACGGCCGCGCCCGCATCCTGGATGGACGGCAGGTCCGGCGAGGTGATGAAGCGGAAGCGCTCGCACTTGCCGATCTCGTTGGGCATCGGCTTGCCGCTGGCGTACTTCTCCGCCGGCACGAAACCGGGCAGATCGCGGATGTCCGGCTCCATGTCGGTGTGGCAATACACCGTGAAACCTTCGGCCACCGCGTCGGTGCCGTAGCTGCCCGAGGCCGCGAGCACCGAGTTGACCGGCTTGCCGTGGTTAGCTTGCAGGTTCTTGGCGATCTTGCGGATCAGGCCCAGCGTCAGAGCACCGTTGACGGTGGAGCGCGAGGTGCCCGTGCCGCCGTAGTACTGGTTCGTGCACGCGCGCAGCGCACCCCAGATGATCATCTCGTTGACGAACGTCACGCGCTCGCCAATCTGCTCGATCATCGCCGCGGGGATGTCGTCCTCGTACAGGTCGAAGGTCTTGTCGGTGAAGCCGTACAGGCAGCCGTACTGCTGCACGACCACGGTCACGTCTTGCGGAGTGATGTTGTCGGGCGTGGGCGTCACGCCTTCGCTGATCTGGTGGGCTTGCACCACCACGTTGCCGCGATCACCCGTGCCGTTCTGGAAGAAGCGGTTGATGGTGTTCGCGTCGGTGGACGTCGCGCCGTAGGGCAGCCAGCGACGGGCCACGTAGGTGTCGCTGCTGTTCTTGGGCATCTTCACCTGACGACCCGTGCGGCCGAGGACTTCCATCGGCACGGCGTGCGACAGGATCTGGCCACGGAACTTATTGAGGCGGCCGGGGGTAAGAACGAAGGTCTGCATGCTCATCGCATGAACTCCTTATCGGTGTGCAGAAACGAAAAAGCCCGCTCAGTGGCGGGCCTCGTCTGCGGGGGTTTGCTGGATCAGCCGGATCGTCGGTAGTTGAATCCGGCGCTGAACTCGTCCTCCTCCGAGGGCGCGGGCGGATGGCCGCCATCACCTCGCGGGGGGACTGCTGCTGTGGTCCGTTGTTGTCGGGGGCTCGGTGTGGGAGCCGGTGTCGGTGCAGGAGACGGCGCTGGTGTCGGCACGGGAGCGGGCGTGTCCAGATGAGCCTTGAACAGGCGCATCAGGCGTGCCGCATCGCGCAGCTTGTCCGAAGCGGCGAGCTTCTGGATTTCCGGCTTCTGAGTCGCAACCCAGTTGCCGTATTGCCACTCGCTACCATCCTCGGGTTTCTTGACCAGTGCCTGCCAGTCGCCATCAACGATGGCATCCAGCGTCATGTCGGTCACCTCGTCGCGAATTGCGCCGAACTTCTCATCAAAAACCTTTGGATCGACGTTGGTTCCGCCCGTTCCCTTGAGCTTGCCCATGGCCTTGTTCAGGCCCTTGAGCGTGAGCTCGGCGAGTTCGGGGTACTGCTCCTTCAGCTCGGTGAAGTCCTCTGCGCTGATCTCCACGGCGGCGCCTTGCGGCGTGGCCTGCTGGATTTGCGCGAAGGCTCGCTCAAGCCCGCCGATCTTGCCGAAAGCCTGGTCGCGCAGCTTGCCGAACGTGGCCTCGATCTCGTCGACCTTGGCGGCGTTCTTGCTGACACGATCCCAGTCCTCGCGCGTGACCTGCACGAATTCGGGAGCCGGAGCGGAAGTGGGAACTGGCGTCGGGGCGGGGGTGGGCGCAGGCGTGGGCGTCGGCGTTTCCGTGGACGTTTCGCTTGTGCCGCTGAATCCCGCATCGAAGTCCGCATCGCGTTCCTCATGCTCGGGGGTATCGTCGGTAACCGGGGTTTCGGCTTCTCCTGCCATTCAGGGTTTCTCCAGACAACGATGACTGTTTCCAGTCACCAGACCATGCAGCCGGCGTTCTAGACGTGGGCTGCCACGAGTGCCGTGCACCTCTTACGAGGCGGGCGGCGAATTCGGTGT